CCAGCGCCCAGCTGAACAGCATGAGCCAAGCGCTGGACCTGCTCGCGAACGTCGACCCCGAACAGGCCATGGCCGAACTACGCTCCGGCGACACCCGGGCGGTCGAACGGCTCATCGCGGCCCGCGAGAGGCTTGCCGCACTCCAGCGCGGACTGACGCCACCCGTGAAACGGGCGGGCCTGTCATTGGCCGAGGCGCTAGCCGTGCAGGGCGACGAGTCCCGCAACGTTTCGCTCGCCGCCACCATCCCGTCGCACTCGACGTCGATCACCGACGCCCCCATGGACCGGCGGGCCGCGCTCGCTGCCGCACCTGACGACCAGGTGGTGCTGCGCTACATGCACGCCTGGGTCGATCCGGACGGTAGCGCGGACGACAAGTCCAGCTACTGGGGCGCCCACCACGAGGGCCGGATCGGCGCTCCCGCCCATCTGGCTGCGGTGCGCTACCACCTGTCGATGCTGGAGCACTCCGACATCCCCGCCGACGAGCGGGCCGCTGTCGAGCGGCATCTGCGCCGGCACCTCGACGAAGCCGAATAGCTGGCTTCCCCATCTGCTTACCGCGGTCTGGCACTGACCGCGGCGCTGTCGCATGCCTGGCACTGGCGTCGGCGGCCGTTCAACGGCCTGGCACTGGCCGCATTCCATGACCCATGCCATGAAAGGCAGGCTCGCTCATGAATGAGCGACTTCAGCGGCTCATTGCTCGACGCGAGCAGGCCGCAAAGGACCGCGAGACTCTGATCGCGAAGCGCGCGGCCATCACGTCCCTCGCCGAGGAGGAGGCCCGCGAGGACCTTCTGCCCGAGGAGGACGCCGAGTTCCGTGAGCTGACCGCGCAGGTCAAGGTCAAGGACGAGGAACTGCGCAGCTTCGACGAGCGCATCAACGAGCTGTCGGAGGAGGCGGAGCGGTCCCAGACCGTCACCGCTGGCGCCGCTGCGGTGAAGCGGGCCCGCGCCCGCGTCGAGACCGTCTCCGAGGCCCGCACCTACGAGCGCGGCAACGGCCGCTCCTACCTCCAGGACCTGGCCCGCGTCCAGCTCAACATGGACGCGGACGGCGGCGCCCGCGAGCGTCTCCAGCGGCATGCCCAGGACGTGGCCACCGGCCAGGAGTACCGCGACCTCAACAGGACCGACGGCAACGGCGGCTACTTCATCCCGCCGCTCTGGCTGATGAGCCAGTACGTCGACCTGGCCCGCGCCGGCCGCGCCTACGCGAACGTCGTGAACGGCCAGCCGCTGCCTCCGGGCACCGACAGCATCAACATCCCGAAGGTCGCCACCGGCGCCGCTACCGCCATTCAGACGGCGGACAACGGTTCGGTGCAGGAGACCGACGCGACGGACTCGTTCATCAACGCGCCGGTCCGCACGATCGCCGGTCAGCAGGACGTCGCGATCCAGCTCCTGGACCAGTCCCCGGTTTCGTTCGATGAGGTCATCTTCCGGGACCTGGTCGCCGACTACGCCACGAAGACCGACCTCCAGGTCATCTCCGGCTCGGGGTCTTCGGGCCAGGTGACGGGTGTCCGCGCCACGTCGGGCATCACCACGATCACCTACACGGACGCGACACCGACCGTCGCGAAGCTCTACAGCAAGATCGCCGATGCGGTGCAGCGGGTTCACACCCTCCGCTTCATGGCGCCGACCGTGATCGTCATGCACCCCCGGCGGTGGGCGTACCTGCTCGCGGCCTCCGACTCCAACGGCCGTCCGCTGGTCGTGCCGGACGCCGGTAACCCGCAGAACGCGGTCGCCACACTCGGCGCCGTCGCCTCGCAGCAGGTCGTCGGTCAGATGCATGGCCTGCCGGTCGTCACCGACCCGTCGATGCCGACCAACCTCGGCGCGGGCACCAACGAGGACGTCGTCCACGTCCTGCGGGCCAGCGACATCCTGCTGTACGAGTCGGGCATCCGGTCCCGAGTGCTGCCCGACGTCGGATCCGGCAACCTCACGGTCCGCCTCCAGGTGTACGGCTACCTGGCCTTTACTGCCGCCCGCTACCCGGCGAGCGTCGTGGAGATCGGCGGAACCGGCTTGGTCAGTCCTACTTTCTGAGCCACCTATGGGGCCGGGTCCTGCGCCCGGCCCCATCCCGGACGGGAGTCACATGCACGACGAGCAGCAGTTCACGCGGCAAGCCCAGCAGGGGTGGCTGTCGTGGGACGAATGGTCACCCGAGCAGGATTTCTGCCGGTTCGCCGGGCTGCTCCAGCGCATGCTTCAGCCGCAGCTCGTCCTGGAGACCGGCGTCGGAATCGGGCGCATCACCAGTCATCTCGACCTCGGCTCCTGCCAGTTCCTCGGCTTCGAGTCGGATCCGTCATGGCGGCAGGTGCCAGCTCACCCGGATCTCGTGACGCCGACCGCCGACGACATGGCCAAGGCAGACTTCGTGATCCTCGACAGCGACGTCGAAGTCCGCTTCGCCGAGATCGCGCTGTGGGGAGAGCACGGAAAGCCGGGCTCGGTCGTCCTCGTGCACGACACGGGGAACGGCCATCATCCGGCGAGCGTGCATGCCCAGATCGGCCGCGCCTGCGCGCAGACCGGGCAGCCCGGCACGTTCCTCAAGAATCCGCGGGGCGCATGGCTGGGGATCCACCAGTGAGGGTCATCGGGCTACTGTCCTGGTACGAGGAGCCCGCCTCGTGGCTCGCCGAGTGCGTCGCCGGTATGGCGGGGCTGTGCGATCACCTTGTGGCCGTCGATGGACCCTACGCCCGTTTCCCGGGAGCGATACGGAAGCCGGCGTCCGGCTCGGAGCAGGCGGACACGATTGCTCGGACTGCGGCCGGAGCCGGGATCGGCTGCACCATCCATGTCCCACGGCAGCCGTGGTGGGGTAACGAGGTTGAGAAGCGCTCGTTCATGTTCGACCTCGCCATGATGATCGCTGAACCGGGTGTCGACTGGCTTCTGCGGGTCGATGCCGACGAGGTGTTCACCACCGTCCCGCCTGACACCCGTGCGCTGCTTGCTGCGACGGACCGGGACGTTGCCGAGGTCACGATGTGGGAGCGCGGCGTCGACGATGGCCAGGACAGCCAGTTCCCTATCCGCGTGGCTTTCCGGGCTCTTCCTGGCATTCGTATCCAGCAGGCCCACTACGTCGTCACTGTTCCGGGGCTGGACGGCGGGACTCGGATCTTGGTGGGCAACGACAGCGTCCACAAGCAGGCGCTTGCAGAGCCCCTGTGGGATGTCCGCCTGGAGCACCGCACCCGGCAGCGGCCAGCCATGCGCCGCGCTGCGAAGGACCAGTACTACGCCCAACTCCCGGAGATTGAGCAGGTGAGCGAGCTGTGAACGCCATCGACGACCGTTACAGGCGGGCGCTGGTCGAAGAGTACGAGTCGTATGTTCGCGCCGACCGCACCGAGGAGGCCGAGCACGTAGCCGGGGTGCTGCGCGAGCAGTACGGCTACGACGTCGACGAGCAGGCAAGGCCCAAGGAGCCCGTGCAGCAGACGGAGGCCGAGCCGCGGCTACCAGAGGCCGCCGTGGCACCGAAGCCTGAACCGCCGACCGCGGAAGCAAAGCCGTCAGGCGCGAAGAAGGCTGCGGCGAAGCGCGTCCCGGCCAAGCCGACCGAGGGCAAGTAGCCATGGAAGAGAACGTGTTCGTCATCACGCTGGAGGCATCCGGCACGGTCACTCCCGCCCAGCCCGACGCCGACAACACCCAGCCCGAGACCGAGGAGGTCGAGCAGTGACCGCAGGGCTCGCCCCCAGCCTCGTCTCCGGATGGCTCAACACCCAGCGCACGACCGGCAACGGCGGCGCCGCGTACTCGGCCGTCGTCGGCGCCTTCGTGCAACTGCACGTAGGCGACCCCGGCGCAGCCGGCACCTCCAACATCAGCGCTGGCTCGACGACCCGCAACAGCTTCGTCTTCTCCAGCTCCTCGTCAGGCTCGGCACTGTCGCTCGGCACCGCACCGTCGGCATGGACGAACGGAGGCACCAGCGAAACCCTCACCCACATCTCCGTGTGGACAGCCAGCACCGCCGGCACCTTCCTGTTCTCTGTGGCGCTGACAGCGTCGAAAGCCTGGGCGTCTGCCGATTCCTTCTCGCTCTCCACCTTGGGCGTCAGCCTCGGTACACAAGCCGCCTGACCTCCCGGGCGGTGTAGCGGCTGATCGGAGGCGTCGCCGTGGCCACCATCACCGACGACTTCAACCGGTCTGACAGCACCACCCTCGGCGCCACCTGGGTCGAGGTCAGCGGCGACTGGTCGATCATCTCCAACCAGCTCAGCAGCGGCAACGCAGGCGGCACGATCATCCTCCGAGCCGCCGGAACGATGGCCACCAACGACCACTCCGCGCAGATCACGATTGCCGCCACCGCAGCCGTCAGCCACGGCGTCTGGTGCCGCGGCAACTCCAACATCTCGCAGGGCTACCTGTGGCGCAACGACGGCACGTCGTGGAACCTTTTCTCGGTCGTCGGCGGCTCATTCGTCTCCATCGGCAGCTACGCAGCCGCAGCCGTCGCAGGCGACGTCGCGAAAATCCAGGCAGTCGGCTCGACGATCAAGGGGTACGTCAACGGGGTCCAGCGCGTTTCCGTCACGGACACCGCGGTCACCACCGGCACCAGCGTCGGACTCAGGGCTGAGTCCACCAACTCGCTCCGGTTCGACGACTTCACCGCAGCGGACGTCACGAGCGGTGTCACGGGCGATGCTGCACTCTCCGGTACGGCTTCTCTGTCCGCCAGCGGCTTGCGGGCTACCAACGGCGCTTCTTCGCTGGCCGCGACAGCAAGTCTGACGGCCTCGGGCCAGCGTGCCACGGTAGGCGATTCCGCACTGGCGGCCTCGGTCAGCCTGACCGCGAGCGGCCAGCGAGCCACTACTGGCAGCACCGGGCTGACCGCCACGGCAGGTCTGACGGCCGATGGCGTCCGGGGCACCTCCGGGGGTGCCAGTCTGGGCGTTACCGCAGGCTTGACCGCCGACGGTGTGCGCGGTGTGGCGGGAGCTGCGAGCCTGTCGGCTACTGCGGGCTTGACGGCAGACGGTGTTCGAGGCGTGTCCGGATCGGCCACCCTCGCCGTGTCGGCGTCGCTGTCAGCGTCCGGCGTGGTGGTCACCAGCGGCACGGGCGACGCGGTGCTCGCCGCCACCGCGACGCTCGCGGCAGCGGGCTCGGTCGGCCGCCGCCTTGACGCATCGCTCACCGGCACGGCTGCCCTGGTGGCAGCCGGAGCGATCGGAGCCGCATCCGGCGCCAGTCTGGCTGTCACCGTGGGCCTCCATGCCTCCGGGCAGGTCGCTGGCGCGATCGTCCGTGGCAGGGCGCGGCGAGGAGCAGGAGTCCAACCAGGGGCCCGCCGCGGAGAGCTGGCCGGGCCTCGGGCGCGGCGCGCAGAGTCGGCCGTACCGACAGCGAGGGGAGGAGCCCAGTGATCGACCTCGGAGCCGTCTACCAAGTGAGCGTCGATGTCGCCGATGCGTCCGGCGCCCCCGCGGACCCGGCTTCCGCCGATCTCACGATCGTCCTGCCGGACGGGACCACGGTCAGCCCCAGCGTCCCGACGCCGACGATCACCGGGCAGGTTCGCGTCGACTACGTGACCACCCAGGCGGGCCGTCACGTGTGGCGGCTCGTCACCAGCGGCCCGACGACCGCGTATGCGGACGTGTTCGATGTACAGCCGGCCATGCCGGTCGGCATCGTGTCGCTGGCGGACGCGCGCGCCCAGCTGAACATGAGGGCTTCGGAGACGTCAGATGATGACGAGCTCCGCGGCTTTATCGGTGCGGCGACCGGCGCGGTGGAGCGGGCGCTCGGCC